AATACTAAAGACATTATCTAATTCCGTAAAGGAATGTAGCTACGGAGGCGATAAAGGGAGACTGGAGTCGCCTCTAAAAATTAATAGGACAGGATTAAATGCAGGAATATATAAAGTACTTTACAGGGTTAAAAAGAAATTATGGAGTTTGCAAAACAACTGAAGGTTTTGTAGATGCTGAAACAGGTAAGAAAAGATATCCACACGAGTGGTCTTCAATACCTTTAATAGAACAAGATTATTTAGATCATCTATCTGGTAAAAAATCTATTGGTATACAACCATGTACTGATGAAGGTAAAGCTAGATTTGGTGCAATTGATGTAGACAAATATCCAATAGATAGAAAATTTTATTTAAATATTATACAAGAAAAAAAACTTCCAATCATACCTGTCCTGTCGAAGAGTGGTGGACTACATTTATATGTGTTCACCACTGAGTTTGTAAAAACAAAAGCAATAAGAGATTTTTTAGAACAGGTTTTATTTTTATTTAAACTACCAATCAACACAGAAATATTTCCAAAGCAAACTTCATTAGGTGAAAATGCTGATGGTGAAAAAACTAACGGTAATTTTATAAACTTACCTTACAATAGTATTTCAAGAAAAGCATTACTTCCAGATGGTGAAGAAATGCAAATTGATATGTTTTTAAAAGTTATAGAAGCTAATGCACAAACAGAAGCGCAACTAAAAGATATACAAAAAAGAATTGTAGAAGAAGAATTAACAGGTGGTGGAGAAGAATTTGTAGATGGTCCTCCTTGTTTAGGAATTTTAACTAAAAAAATAATGAAAGATGGTAGAGATAGATTTTTATATAATTACATGGTGTTTGCTAAGAAAAAATATCCTGACAAATGGCAAGACAAAGTTATAGAAGCTGCAAGAAAATATTTTGAGTTTGATAATAACTGGACAGATATACATGTTAATCAAAAGATTAAAAGTTGGAGTAAGGATACCAAAGGTCATACATGTAATGATCCATTACTAGCACCGGTGTGTGTTAAATCTGTATGTGTTAAAAGAAAGTTTGGAATTATATCTGATAATAAACCAGTATGGCCGGCACTATCAGCCTTACAAAAATTAAACATAAAACCTACACCTGAATGGTATTTTACAGTTGAAAATGAAGAAGGACAAACCAAACAAGTGCACGCAAAAAATGTGCATAGAATAGAAAGTCAAAAAGAATTAAGAGCATTATTAATGGAACAAGTACATGTAGTACCACCTACAATTAAAGGTAATGATTTTTATGAAATATTAAAAAATTTATTTGAGAAATCTAAAATAGAAATACTAGAACCTGCAGAAGGAACTAATCCATCTGACATATTAAAAACACATATACAAAGATATATAAACGATCCTGAAGCTGAGAAATATCATTCATTTAAAACAGGTAGGCCATTATTAGATGATGAGTATGCTTATTTTTTATATAGTTCATTTTATGATGATTTAAAAACATACGAATGGAAAGAATCTTCCGCTAAAACATCTCTTATGATTAAAGCATTATTTCCTAGTAAAAAACCAGAAGACCAAGCTAAGTTTGATCACAGTAAAAAATTTCCTGGAAAAGATTCTGACAACAAACAATATCCACCATTAAAAACTTTACGAATACCATTGAAGTATTTTGAAAGTGAAGAAGAAGTAAATGAACAAGTAGAATTTGAAAGTGAAGAAAATATTGTATGATTTATAAATACTATGGACCACCAGGTACAGGTAAAACATTTAAATTAATCAGTAGAGCTAAAGCATATGCAAGATCAGGAATACCACTTCATAAAATAGGTTACTTTGCATTTAGTAAAAAAGCTGCTGGTGTTGCAAAAGAAAGAATGCCTGCAAGTGATAAAAAATTACCTTATTTTCAAACTTTACATTCTTTTTGTTTTAATTATTTAAATTTAAATAAAGAAGATATTATGCAGCCTTATCATTATGAAAAATTTGGTAAGGAAATAAATGTAAAAGTAAAATATGCAGACAAATATAATAAAGAAGAAATTAATTATCTAACTTGTGACAATCCTTATTTTCAATTAATACATAAAGCAGTTAATAAATGTATAAGTGTTAGAGAAGAATATAAATTATGGGAGCATAACCCTAAAGAAATATTATGGGGAACTTTAAAGTATATTAGTGATAATTTAGTAAAGTATAAAGATGCTAAAAATTTATATGATTTCAATGATTTAGTAGATTTAACGATTAAATCTAAAGACAAAGAAGACTTTCCTACATTTAAAACAGTATTTATAGATGAAGCTCAAGATCTCTCACCATTACAATGGAAATTATTTGATGTATTAAAAGAAAAATCTGAAGATATGTATCTAGCAGGTGATGATGACCAAGCAATATTTGTATGGGCAGGTGCAGATGTTGAGAGATTTATTAAAGAACCGGCTAAAGAAAGGGTTCTAAAGTACTCAAAACGTGTGTCTAGAGCCGTCCAAGAGGAGTCTCAGAAGCCAATTGAACGAATTATGGGCATAAGAAAAGAAAAATATTACTTACCAAGAGATTTTGAAGGAGAATCATTAACTATATCTAATTTAAATCAAATAGATTTAACTAAAGATAAGTGGTTAATATTAAGTAGAACTATATCTAGACAATTAAAAATAGCTGAAGAATTAAAAAAGAAAAATTTATATTATGAAACTAATAAAGGAAAAAGTTTTAGTGTAACTTTATTTAATACAGCTATGCTTTATGAAAATTGGTGTAACGGAAAAATTTTACAAGAGAAAGAAGAGAAACAGATACAAGAATATTTAGGAAATAATTTATTTAACAGAACTATAAATTGGTTTGATCAATTTATAAACGCTGACGAGAAAGAAAAATTGTACATAAAAAATATGTTAGACAATGGAGAAAATTTAAATGTTAAATCTAGAATATGGCTATCTACTATACATGCAGCAAAAGGTGGAGAAGAAGATAATGTAATTTTATGTTTAGATATGGGGAATAAAATTCTTAAATCTATAAAACGCAGTCAACAAAAAAATGATGAAGAACATAGAGTTTGGTACGTAGGAACCACAAGGGCAAGAAATAACCTATATAAATTAAAAGCAAAAATAAAAAGAACGGGGTATCAATTATGAGAATTATAACATCAGATATATTTTTAACATTCTGTATATGGTTTTTTATTATGGAGGCAATTAAATGACACACAAAGATATATTTAAAGATTCATTTCCACAAGACAAACAAATCGGTGGATCACATTATAAAAAATTTCATATACAACCGTATGAATTTATATCTAAGAACGACCTTTCTTTTTTTCAGGGGAATGTTATAAAATATGTGTGCCGTTATAAAAACAAAGCAGGCATACAAGACCTTGAGAAAATAATTCATTATTGTGAATTACAAATTAAAACAATGAAAGACATTAATAAAAAATGAACTGTTGGCATTGTAATACGGAATTAATATGGGGTGGAGATCACGACACCGAAGATAATGAAGATTATGATATTGTTAGCAACTTATCTTGTCCAAGTTGTCATACATCAGTTGATGTGTGGCATCCATCAGAAAAATTAATAAAAGAATATAAAGATTATAAAAAGAAAAAAAAATGATTATACCTCAGACAGAATGGTTAGTACCTACAGAGTATCCTGATTTAAGATCAGCAGAAGAAATTGCTATTGACTTAGAGACACGTGATCCAGACTTAAAGAAACTGGGTTCAGGGGCTATCACAAGTAATGGTGAAGTTGTAGGTATAGCTGTTGCTGTTGATGGTTGGAAAGGTTATTTTCCTATTGCTCATGAGATTGGTCCAAATTTAGATCGTAAAAAAGTTTTAGATTGGTTTACTGATGTGTGTTCATCACCTGCTACAAAAGTATTTCATAATGCAATGTATGACGTATGCTGGATACGTAATTTAGGTATAAAAATTAATGGTTTAATTGTAGATACTATGATTGCAGCATCATTAATTGATGAGAATAGATTCTCTTATACCTTAAATACTATGTCATGGGCTTATCTTAACAAAGGTAAGAATGAAGCTAGACTAATAGAGGCTGCAAAAGAAAGAGGACTAGATGCAAAGGCAGAAATGTGGAGATTACCTGCTATGGAAGTTGGATCTTATGCAGAAGCAGATGCTTCACTTACATTAGAACTTTGGCAAAAATTTAAAAAAATAATTATTGAAGATGATCTACAAAATGTTTTTAATCTAGAAACTGATCTGTTTCCTTGTTTGGTCGATATGCGCTTCCTAGGGGTGCGGGTAGATGTCGAGAAAGCCAATCAATTGAAAACAGCACTGGCAATAAAAGAACAAAACCTAATACAACAAATAAAAATAGAAACAGGAGTAGA